TCAATCAAAGAATGACCACAATTATAAGTGTCATAATTGTGGTGTATCTAGATCTTTTACAAACTTTCTAAAGGATATGGATAATGTTCTTTATGATCAGTATGTGATGGAAAGATATAAGAATGGTCTTACTGGAAAGAACTCTAATACTGCAGATCCAAAGTTTGATTTTAAAGCACCAAGTTTTAATAAAAAACCTGAAGTCAAAAAGGTAGACCTTCCTTCTTTATCAGAATTGGATAAAGAACATATTGCCAGAAAATATGTTGAGAATAGAAAGATTCCAGAAAAATATTTAAATCAATTATATTACTGTGAAAAATTTAAAGAGTGGACAAATCAACAGAAAGAAACATTTCAATCTACAGATTTGGATGAACCAAGGATTATAATTCCACTGATAAAAGATGGAAATTTGTTTGGGTTCCAAGGTCGCAGTTTAAATAAAAACTCTAAAGTAAAGTATATTACCATTATTCTTGATGAGAAGTATCCAAAAATTTATGGACTTGATGGTATTGATTGGTCTAAAACAGTCTATATTGTAGAAGGTCCATTTGATAGTATGTTTATTGAAAACTCTATTGCTATGGTTGGGGCAGATTTGGACATGATGTTTTTAATATCAAATCATGATGTTGATTTTGTTATGATCTATGATAATGAAAAAAGAAATAAACAAATTGTAGATAGGGTAGAAAAGGCAATTGACCTACATTTTCCTGTGGTCATTTGGCCAAATGATATCAAAGAGAAGGACATAAATGACATGGTGTTGTCTGGACTAGATGTCCAGTCTGTGATAAAATCAAGTACATACTCTGAATTGGAAGCAAAATTGAAATTTAATTCATGGAAAAAAATCTGAAAATAAAATCACAAAGGACCTGTGGTGAATGCACAATGTGCTGCCAAGGTTGGTTGCATGGTGAAGCTCATGGATATAAATTTTATAAAGGAGTTCCTTGTCATTTTGTATCTTGTAATGGGTGTTCAATCTATGATAATAGACCAGAATCTCCATGTAAAACTTATAGATGTGCTTGGTTATCTGATGAAGAATCATTTTTTCCAGAGTGGTTCAAACCAGATCAATCTAAAATTATTTGTACCTGGAGAGAATGGAAATCTGAATCATTCTATTTGGATGTTGAAGAATGTGGTGAATCAATCAATTCAAAATATTTGAATTGGTTAATTATAAATCACTTCAAATTTAAATTAAATATTTGTTGTAGAATTTTAGGTGGTATGACTTATTTGGGAGAACCTGATTTTTTGCAATTCATGGAACAAAATTTGTAATTAAATATTAAGGAAACAGTAAATTTATTTAATTTGTATCGGTAAAAGTATGAGCAACGAAACTTCAGTTAAAAAGCGTGATGGCAGAGTTGAGTCTCTTGACCTAGACAAGATGCATCTGATGGTAGAAGAGGCATGTAAGGGTCTTTCAGGGGTCTCTGCAAGTCAGGTTGAGATGACTTCTGGTATTCAATTTTATGATGGCATCACTACAGGTGAAATCCAAGAGATTCTTATTCGTTCTGCATCAGATCTAATTGATCTTGAAAATCCTAATTATCAATTTGTGGCAGCAAAACTGCTGCTATTTTCTGTAAGAAAATCTCTTTATGGTAGGGTTCAAGATCATCCAACTTTTATTGAACACATTAAAAACTGTGTTGATCTTGGAGTATATGATGCTGGAATTTTAGGTAATTATACAGAAGATGAACTAGATAAACTTGGAAGTTATATCAAACATGATAGGGATTATCTGTTTACTTATGCTGGTCTCAGACAAGTAGTAGATAAGTATCTTGTTCAGGATAGGAGTTGTGGGAAGATTTATGAGACTCCCCAGTTCATGTATATGATGATTGCTGCAACTATCTTTGCTCAGTATCCAAAGGAAACAAGGATTTCATACATCAAGAGGTATTATGATGCAATCTCCAAACACAAAATCAACATCCCAACCCCAATCATGGCAGGGGTGCGAACACCACTTAGACAATTTGCTAGTTGTGTTCTTGTTGATGTTAATGACTCCCTCGATTCTATCTTTAGCAGTGATATGGCTATTGGCAGATACGTCTCTCAGAGGGCGGGAATCGGCATCAACTCTGGTAGAATCCGTGGCATCAACAGTAAAATTAGAGGTGGAGAAGTTCAACACACGGGTGTTGTACCATTTCTCAAGAAGTTTGAAGCAACTGTCAGATGTTGCACGCAAAATGGCATACGAGGTGGATCCGCGACAGTCCACTTCCCCATCTGGCACCAGGAAATAGAAGACATTTTAGTTCTTAAGAATAACAAAGGGACAGAGGATAATAGAGTTAGAAAACTAGATTATTCAATTCAAATTAGCAAACTTTTCTATGAAAGATTCATTTCAAATCAAGAGGTCTCACTCTTCTCTCCCCACGATGTTCCTGGTTTGTATGATGCTTTTGGGACTGATAGATTTGACAGTATGTATGTGGATTATGAACGAGATCAGTCTATTCCAAGAAAAACTATTGGAGGTCAAGAACTCATTTTGGCACTTCTAAAAGAGAGGGCAGAGACTGGTCGTATTTACATTATGAATATTGACCACTGCAATTCTCATTCATCTTTCTTGGATAAAGTTGAGATGAGTAATCTGTGTCAAGAAATCACACTTCCAACTAAACCTCTTGAGCATATTGATGACCCTAATGGTGAAATTGCTCTTTGTATTCTTTCTGCCATTAATGTTGGGAGAGTTAAGGATGATGAGGAGTTTGAAGAACTTTGTGATCTTTCTGTAAGAGGTTTGGAAGAACTTATTGATTATCAGAAGTATCCAGTAATTGCTGCTGAGAAGTCCACCAAAGCACGTAGATCTTTGGGTGTTGGATATATTGGTCTTGCACATTATCTTGCTAAACTTGGATTTAAATATGATTCTCAAGAAGCATGGGATGCTGTTCATGGATTAACAGAAGCATTCCAATACTACCTTCTCAAATCTTCCAATCAGATTGCAAAAGAAAAGGGTGCTTGTGAATACTTTAATAGGACAAAATATTCTCAGGGAATTTTGCCAATTGATACATATAAAAAGGATGTAGATGAAATTACTTCAATTCCTTTAGAACATGACTGGGAATCTCTTAGGGCATCTATCTTGGAACATGGACTCAGGCACTCAACGCTGTCAGCACAGATGCCATCGGAGAGCAGTTCCGTTGTGTCAAATGCAACAAATGGAATTGAACCCCCAAGGGATTACCTGTCAGTTAAGAAGAGTAAGAAGGGTCCACTCAAACAAATTGTTCCCCAATACCAACATCTTAAAAACAACTATACGTTGCTTTGGGATATGTCTAGCAATACTGGTTATATTAACATTGTTGCTGTTATGCAGAAATTCTTCGATCAAGCAATTTCTGGAAACTGGTCCTATAATCCAAGTAATTATGAAAATAATGAAGTTCCTGTTTCTGTGATGGCACAAGACCTTCTTACAACATATAAGTATGGTTGGAAGACATCCTATTATCAGAATACATATGATAACAAGACAGATGAAGTTAAAGATGATAAAATAGATATGAATGCCCTAGTCCAAGAACTTTTAGAAGTAGGAGAAGAAGATTGTGAATCATGTAAAATTTAGAACCACTGCAGAAACCAGTAAGACTATGGATGGGATGACAGTATTCAATACCAATCAGGTGGACTCAAAGAAACAACCAATGTTCTTTGGTCAACCTCTTGGGGTTCAGAGATATGATTCATATAAGTATCCTATTTTTGATAAACTAACTCAACAGCAACTTGGATATTTCTGGAGACCTGAAGAGGTCTCCCTTCAGAAAGATCGTTCTGATTATCAGACTCTTAGACCTGAACAGAAGCATATCTTTACTTCAAATCTGAAGTATCAGATTCTGCTTGATTCTGTTCAAGGTCGTGGTCCTGGAATGGCATTTATCCCATACTGCTCTCTTCCTGAATTGGAAGCATGTATGACTGTATGGGAATTTATGGAAATGATTCATAGTCGTTCTTATACTTACATCATCAAGAATGTTTATCCTGACCCCACAGAAGTTTTTGATACCATTCTAAGTAATGAAAAAATCTTAGAGAGAGCATCATCTGTAACAGGAGCATATGATGATTTTATCAATAGTGCTCAAGGATATGGAAACTCCAATCTTTGGTTACATGCAATGGAAGGTGTTCCTTATGCTAAAGATGAAAGATATGAATTAAAAAGAAAACTTTATCGTGCAATTTCTAATGTCAACATTCTCGAAGGTATCAGGTTTTATGTCTCGTTCGCTTGCAGCTTTGCATTTGGTGAACTCAAACTTATGGAAGGATCAGCTAAAATTATCTCTCTCATCGCAAGAGACGAAAATCAGCACCTTGTCATTACTCAAAACATCCTCAATAAGTGGAGTGAAGGGGATGATCCAGAGATGCAACAGATTGCTAAAGAAGAGCAGAATTGGGTAATCTCAACATTTAAAAAGTGTGTTGATGAAGAGAAGGCATGGGCACAGTATCTTTTTAAGGATGGGTCCATGATTGGATTGAATGATAAACTCCTCAATAATTATGTTGAGTGGATTGCTAATCGTCGTATGAAATCTATTGGAATTAAACCTATCTATGATATCTCTGCCAAAAATAATCCCCTCCCCTGGACAGAACATTGGATCTCCTCCAAAGGTCTACAGGTTGCTCCCCAGGAAACTGAAGTTGAAAGTTATGTGGTTGGTGGCATCAAACAAGACTTGAAGAAAGATAGTTTTGCTGGATTCAAACTTTGATTAGAAGGTCTTAGGACCTTCTTTTTTTATAAATAGTAAAAAAACATAGTTATACCCATGGCAATCAATTATAGAGATCTTTATTTTTCTATCTATGAGGCAAGAGGTGGAGATGATAGGGAGATGAGAAGACTTGCTGCTCAAGAAAGAAGAGCAGGTAATTCTGATAGAATGGATTCAAAAGCAGCAAACAAGTATGCTGATTCTGAAGCAAAGTCTGCAGAGAGAGAAGATAAGAAATCAAAGGGTAAGCATATTCATGGGATGGCAGACTCTGTTGAATTGGAAGGTGATCTTGTAGATGAAGGCATGACGATGAAAGATTTTAAAGCAAATCGTAGCAAGATCAAGCGTAGAGAAGCTTCTGCTGATGCCAAGAAGAGAGGTCATGTAGGTAAGGAATGGTATAACAGTGGTACAAGGTATTCTCCCGATGAAGCAAAGAGAATGCGTTCAAATCTGGATGATGAAGAAAGAAGTACAAGACATCGTAGTGCTGTAGACCCTGAGGGTGATGATAGTAACTACTCTGCAGATAAAACTAAGAATCCAAAGAAACTCCGTAAGCAAAAAGCAATGGGGGAGTCTGCAGTTCCTGGTAAACCCGCAGAAAAACTTGGTGCAGTAACTGCTATTCCAAAGGCAGAAAGAGATGCTGCTAGAGAAAGAGCACTTGCAAAAGCAAAAGCAATGAGAGAAAAGCAATCTAAGAATGAAGAGTTTGTAGTAGAAGAGGATCCTTGCTGGAAAGGTTATACTCAGGTTGGAATGAAGAAGAAAGGTGGTAGAGAAGTTCCAAACTGTGTTCCTTCAAAGGGTGTTCCTAAGGCAAAGGGATATAAGAAGGAACAATTAGAACTTGATGAAAGGACACTTAGTACTGCAGAGACTGGTGAAAAGGAAAGACTTGTGAAGGGAATGAAAAAGTCTGCAGCAGGCTTTAAGGAGAGATATGGAAAAAGAGCAACGTCTGTAATATATGCAACTGCCACTAAGATGGCCAAGGAGCATGTGGAAGAGTCTGCTGATGTAGAAAACAGAAACAAGGGTCCAAGAAAACCTTCTCAACTTGCTAAAAGAGAAAAATTAAACAAAATAATTAACGATATTAGATCAAAAAAAGAAGGTGAATCTAACTAATAGGCAGAAGAAATTAATCTTTGTAAGTATTATTACATCAGGATTAATTTCTACACTTTCACAATGTACTAAAATATCAGAAAATAGTCTGTGGGACCTCTTTGATGAAATTCAAAGAAAGTTCTTCCCACAGACTATTTTTAATGAGTTGATTACCAAAGACCCAGAAAAAATAAAAAGAAGGGTTGAGAGGGATGTGGATTGGGCAATCAGGGACTATGAGAGATGGGAGTCCTCTCTGCCCCCTAGGATGACCAACAAGACCATTCTGGAGGGTCTGGAGACCCCAAGGTTCTCTGACACCCAGAGATTGGTGGTGAGGGATGCCATTTACTATGAGTGTCCTGGAGGAGTCATGGGCATCAGAGGAGTGTGGGTTGACAAGGATCCAAACTGCACCTAGAATCACTCTGTCAGGTTTGAAGGATAAATAAGGCTTAAATTATTAAAGGCTTTATGACCTATGAAAACCCTTGGATATATCAAGGAAAGGTATTTGATTCACCTGACATATTGGATCACTTTGGTTTTGTTTATCGTATTGAATGCACTGAAACTTCTAGGAGCTACATTGGAAGAAAGTATTTTTGGTCTTTCAGAAAACCGAAGGGTAAAACTAGAAAAGTTAAATCAGAATCTGATTGGAAAAAATACTATGGATCCTGTCCAGAACTCAAAGATGATGTGGTAAAATACGGTAAGGATAAATTCACAAGACAAATTTTATCTTTACACAAGACTGTGGGAAAAACTAACTATGAGGAAACTCGTCAATTATTCTTAAACAATGTTTTGACAGAATCTCTTGACAATGGTGTTCCCAAGTATTATAATAGCAACATCCTTTCCAGATATTTTCGAAAAGATTATTATGAATCAGACTCAAATGAAAAAAATGTGTCAGGACCAAGTTGATAATATCATTGATAGGATGCATGATCTGTGTGCAGATGGTAGATCAGATGATGCTACTGCATTGTATCTAGAAATTCAGGAATGGGTAATTCATAATGAGGGGATTGAAGTAATGTCATTAGATTATATTAATGATTATTGACAGATACTAAATAATCACTCATAATGATTTTTATTATTAGATTTTGCAAATGATTTAGAGCCGTGGGTACTGCCCCTTCAGAAGAGGGGAAATTCTCCTTTACCTATACGGATGTAGAGTTCAATTAATTTTAATGCTTTTAAAAACAATTTCAATCTTAGCTTTTGGTCTTGTGGGATTAGCACCCCTAACAGCAAAGGCAGCAAGCGGATGTTCCCTTGCATCACATTATGGAGTAGGTGATGGATATCATGGACAAACTACTGCCAATGGAGAAAGATACAATGCATATGGGTTGTCAACTGCCCATAAATATCTTCCCTTTGGAACTAGATTAAAAGTTACAAATCAGTCAAATGGACGCTCTGTTATTGTAAAGGTGAATGATAGAGGTCCATTTGTTGCTGGTAGGTCACTTGACTTGTCCTATGGAGCATTTGGTAAAATTGCATCTCCTGGACAAGGGGTTGTTAATGTGTGTTATAGTCTGGTATAATATACATGCTTGACAACTGAATAGTAGGGAGTTATAATACTCCCTTACACATGCGGGTATAGTGTAGTGGTAACATGCCATCCTTCCAAGTTGTAGTCAGGGGTTCGAATCCCCTTACCCGCTTCCCCAGAAATATCTGGGAATTATAAATAAACACTGTAGTTGTAATTCTTAACAAACTATATGAAATTTTTCAAACAACTGATGCTTGCACCTGTTGCTCTGGGGATGGTTGCTCCTTCTGTGACTGCTGCAGAACTTAACATTAGTGGGGTAACTCAATATTCCTCAGAACAGGTTACAAGTATCACTCAATTCTCTGATGTTCAACCAACTGATTGGGCATATCAGGCACTCAGCAACCTAGTACAGCGTTATGGTTGTGTTGCTGGTTATCCTAATGGCACCTTTGGTGGTGGCAAGGCAATGACTCGTTATGAGGCTGCTGCTCTTCTGAATGCCTGTCTGGATCGTGTAACTGAAGTTACTGATGAGCTCAAGCGTCTTACCAATGAGTTCTCTGATGAACTTGCTGTTCTTCGTGGTCGTGTAGATAAACTAGAAGCAAAGGTTGGTGAACTTGAGGCAACTCAGTTCTCAACCACAACCAAACTGAAAGGTGAAGCAACTTTTGTTCTTGGTGGTGTTTCTGGTTATGATACCAAAAGTGATGTCAGCACTCGTACAGCATTTAACTATGATGTTCGTCTGAACTTTGATACTTCATTCACTGGTAAGGATCTGCTTCGCACTCGTCTGCGTTCTGCTAACTTCAGCACTGATCCCTTTGGTTCTTCTTCTTCCCTGTTCAAACTGGACAAGGCAGATAACATGGAATCAGATATTGGTGATAATGTAGTCATTGATCGTCTGTATTATTCATTCCCTGCACTGAATAATAAACTGACTCTGACTGCTGGTCCTCTGGTTCGTAACACAGAGATGGCATGGATTCCTTCAGCATACAAGTCTGAGATCCTTGATTTCTTTGCTGTTGCTGGTGCTCCTGGTGTTTATAACAAGGCAACTGGTGCTGGTTTTGGTGCTCTCTGGAGTCAAGGCAAGAAAGGTTTTGTTGCTGGTCTGAACTATGTTGCTCAGAATGGTGACAATAGTGAAACTGGAGCATTTGATGAAACCAGTGCTCTGAATGCTATGGCACAACTCGGTTACCGTGGTAAGAACTGGGGTATTGGTGCTGGTTATCGTTATGGTACTGAAGGCAGTCGTGTTCGTACCTACAATGGTCTTGATGGTGCTTCTGGTTCTCTGGTTCCTGGTCAAACCTCTAATGGTTATTCTGTGAATGCTTACTGGCAACCTCAGAAGTCAGGTATTGTTCCTTCAGTCTCTGTTGGTTATGGTTGGAATACTGTAAGTGGTACTAAGAGTGCTGCTAC